AGATTATCGACTATGGAAATGGAGTCTTTGAGACTATACGTAATAGGTACAATAGTAAGATACCTCGAAATATTTCTGTGTGACTACAATAAGATGATACTTCTTCTGTTCCTAATCATCATTGTCCTCTACCTGATACCAGTGTACAGGGAACCACGGGTCATGAAAAACTTTCTGACAGAGGAAGAGTGTGAGTACATCAAGAAGAAGGCTGAGAAGAACCTTCAAACTTCCACCATTGGGGAGGATTACAGGGTTGATGAGAGTATACGTAAGAGTGAGACTGCGTGGCTCTCCAAGAGAGACCCCGTAGTTAGGAACATCATCAATAGATGCTTGAAGTACACAGACCGACCCTTCCAAAACTGCGAAAAACTTCAAGTTCTTCGATACACACCCGGTGGACACTATGCACCTCACCAAGATGTTATCGATACTCAGAAGAATCCTCGAATGTATACGTTCATTTTTGCTCTAAATGGTGACTATGAGGGTGGTGAGACTGAGTTTCCAAAAATAGAAAAGAAGTTCAAACTCGAAAAGGGTGATGTCCTCTTCTTCGACACCCTCGACAACTATGAGCTTGATACGTCCAAGGCTTTACACGGTGGGAGACCTGTAAAGTCTGGTGAAAAATGGGTATGTAATCTATGGGTTCATAAATTTAAATATTGATATATCATCATGTCGAATGCACTGACACCACCAAGAAGGTTCGTGACGGGTGCAAATAATTACATTCGATAAGATAAATTAAAAGCTAATGTTATCCTCCCAGGTTTTTTTACCGATTTAACTTCATGTGGAAGTAAATTAGAAAAAATGATGACAGAGCCCTCACCTATGTCATCAACTTTAGATGTATCAAATTCAACCGAAGTACCATCTTTTAGAAAGGGTAACGTTTTTTCCATGAGTTTAAATTGTAAACTATTTCGTTCATTATCATCGTGTAACACATACACAACCGACATTATAGGTTGATATTCCGAAATTAGGTCCCTACTATTTAAATGGTCATGTAGTTCTTGAAAGTCACCAGTTTTATAAATATTAAACCAATAATTCGTCACATACAAATTTTTGATTTTCAGTGTTCGGATAAACATGTCATCTGTTTCTTTCATCATATTCAGTATCGGTTTGAATACTATGTTTCTAAGTTGTTCTTGATTTAAAAACTGAAAATCTTCAGAAATACTTGTAGTTACGTCACATTTACTAAAAGGGTTATGCAACTTATTATTTGTATTTAGTTCAAGTATTTTTGGTATGATATCTTGTTTATCTTTTTCATGAGTTTCAGTTTTAGTCCAGTAGACATAATGACACGGAAATCTGAAGTACGGCATATGTAAATATATATTATCGACTTTAATATAGATGAGTCAGTACTTGGAACTACCCACGTACGATTTTCTTGAGATGACATCAGAAGAAAAACAGGTTATACTGAAAGACTTCAACCAACCTATAGTGATACGCGGACTATATCAATCTAAAGCTATGCAGATGAGTTCAGAAAGTATCATCAAATTATTTGGTGATTCAAAATTACCCATTGAGTTTTACGATACACCTGAAACTCGATTCTATGATTCCGATACAGGAACTGCTACGATGAAAGGACTTTTTGAACATTGGAAGACTGATAAACTCCCAATCTTATATTGTGCTGAAGTTGACTTGTTTAAACAAAACATGTCAGAGTTATTAATCGAAACATTTAGAAATCCAAATACAGAACCTAAAAAAGCCGAAGCTTTATTGCTCTATTTGGGGAAGAATTGGGGTAGCGATTTACATATGCATATTAGGTCTGATTTTATCCTAAACCAGGTATTTGGTAGTAAAACAGTCTACATATTCGGTAATTATGACAATCCGAATATCAATAAAAATAGTTCATTTGACATGAATAAATACAATACCCCCAAAGAGGATTTTTTTAGTTTAGATCATAGTCAAATGAAAATCTACAAAGTTACATTGCAACCAGGTGATAGTTTATTAATCCCCCCTTGGTACTGGCATGCGACCCGTGGTCACGATATAAACATGTCCATCACACAAATATACATCAGAAATAACCTGTCATACCTACTAACTAACCCAAACATTATCATAGATTATATGATTTTGTATCCAGAAATTCTATATGTACTCGTGATATTCATCATGATTATTCTCACATCTCACCACGTTCGATGAGTTTCTTGCGGTTCTCTAGGTGAAGACCTTTGACGAGAGACTTGTTTTCAGCGCCATATGGAACGGCGTACCCCTCGTCACACATCCACTTGTTGACATTCGTCCAAGTGCCATCCTCACATACCCAAACCTCCGCGAGGACACGACCAAACTTACCCCTGGAATCCGCCTCGGGGCATCTGAGTTCGATTTCGATATCATCCTTCTCAGATGCGACCGCCTTTAGGCACCACTCCTTGAGCTTCTTCTTGGAGAGGAGACCAAACTTCTTCTCCTCTGCGTCAGATGTGCGAGACTCAGGGGTATCGATACCGAGGAGACGGACACGCTGCTTTGTGCAGACATCGAAGCCGAGGTCGATGGCGACATCGATGGTGTCACCGTCGACCACCTTCTCAAGGGAGGAGACACGATACTTGAAGTTACAGGGTTCGACGTTGTAGGAAGACATCTTATGTTTGACTATACACTTAAAACTTTAATACTCTTGTATACTAAATGAGATGTGTCGCATATTCCTCGAGTGATTTGTATAAGTACAAGTTGGCTAAAACACGGAAAAATGTACTCAATAACCTTTACGAAAAAAAAGCTGTGGAGCAACACCCAAAACCCGTGGAAAATTTGAGACTTCGTCTACGGTTCAAGGAAGCCATAGAAGAAGCACAGGATATATGTCAGGAGGACATGGAGTCCCAAGAGTGTCACTGGGCATGGTATGAGGTGGATGAGTTGGAGGATTCTATCATGCGTCGATGATGACTGTGGGTGGCTCATCATCGTATCCATAGAAGTGAATAGAGATACCGTAAAGTTCATTGAGACGCCCATTCAACTCTTCATTTATGAACCATTTCCATTCACGCAAATCTGTAGAAAAGTATTCACAACTGTCCTCCCCGAATCCTCGTTTGAAGAGAAAATCTTCGTAGCGTACTTCCTTCATGAGGGAATATACAGCTTCTGGAACTGGAACTGTACCCATACGGACTGCATCGAAAATGTCGATGACATAGTATCCACGCGCGTCACAAATGATGTTCACCTGTATATCAGGGAACCCTTTGATGAACGATTCAAAGTCTGCATTACTTGGGAGTGTCGTGAAAATTGCGGAACCAACTTCATCGGGAATCACTTGCAGGAGTGATGGGTGTGTGTGATACGCGATAGGTGCATCCGACCACTCTGCTTCGAGAACACTCGCATCTACACGCGCCCTTTCCTTGGAGGTTACGTAGGTGAGACCTTTGTAGTTCATGCGCTTATCGTACTTGACCTTACCTCCATATTCCCACCTATTCTTTGATGACAACTTACTCACAGATTTCAAATCTCGCACCACGATTTTTGTAATGTGTAACCTGTGTGCGGTCATCCTATATTCATGATGACATTTTTATCTAGGAGTGTAATCTCACCGAGTTCGTCCCATGTGTAATACTTGATGGAAATACCAAACTTTCTGCGCATTATGGGGTCTATGTAGTTGTTCACAGCTCGTTTCCATTGAGTGGGTGTGGTTTGGAAATACCCTAGGTTACTCCATGTGAATGATACCCTCTGAAATTCCTGACCCCGTACGAGACGGTTGAACTCACGAGTGACATCATCAACCTTGGGTTTGATTAGGTTTGTTTCGATGAGGTCGATGATGTAGTATCCTTGGTTTTCGAGGATGAGATTCGCTTGCATGTTTGGATATTCGTTTATGTATACTTTAAAATCGGCTTCACTGGGGTATGTGAAAAGTGGAGTTGCGTATTCAGGGACGGGATGTGTGTGATACACGATGTATTGAGTCATCTCTTCTTGTGTCGGTTGCACAGTGGTGAGTCGCTGATTCGTACGAGCTGTTGGTCTATTGAACCTGACATAGTTTCGTGTGTTTGACAGGGTGAATGGTATCGTACCCGCATACTCGACACGTTGTTCCCATGTCTTTTTGTATATGTCTTGGAGTTCCTTGATTGTTTTACGGCTCAAACGAACAGACAAGACGCTACCATTAGTTCCCGTGACCGTACCCAAATTGAACGCATTCCTGGGTATATTCACGCGTCTGAAATTACGAGCGAGGCGGTTGATGGCAGCGTTGATTCGTGTCATTCGCCGTTGTCTCTCCACTTGACGACGTCTGTTGAGAGCCTGTCTACGCACAGTTTCAGCCCTACGTTTCTCAGTCGGTCGTGTCATCGAAACCATCTTACTTTAGATAAAGATTTAAATAGATGGACATCTAATGAACATCGAGGCATTCGCTCGAGAGATATATTCTCAACTGGGTCCTGGATACAGTGAGAGAGTATATCACAATGCGATGGAGGTTTTATTGAGGGAAAAGGGAATTCCATATGAGTCAGAACGTATCATTCCGATTCCATTTAGGGGACATGTGATTGGTAACTTGAGGGCGGACATTATTATTAACAAAGAGACCGTGCTAGAATTCAAGACTATTAAGACTCTGAATGACGCGGCGGAGTTGCAGGGTAGTAACTATCTTCGTCTGACAGGTCTGAAGACGGCGTATCTGGTGAATTATCCACCCCATTCAGATCGAGAGGTGGAGGTGCGACGGATTCAAGCAGTACCATCAGAGGTAGAATCCGAGCCAGATTGTGGTAGAACCTTTGGGATTCCGTATAATGTGTCCGCGGATCTAGGACAGCCATTTGAAGAATATCTTGAGCCCTTTGGAGTAGAGTCCGAGCTTCTTCTAGGCAGTGATGGACCGCTGGGTCGGCTTGACTAATTGTCTCCAGGTGGGGGAGAACTTTGGTTTCCAACTCATAGAGGGCGAGGAGGGCTGGCTCGTCGTTCATTTGGTATAGTTGTACTTACGTTCGTACTTAGGTGGTATTTCCAGGTATACGGGGTGACCACCACTTGGGGGTTTCTTGCAGAAATTCTTACACTTACAGCAGTCCCGTGGATTCGTGAGTTGCCTCTTGTTTGCGTAACATTTCATGGGAAGGTAGATATCCTTCTTGAGAATTCGAATGATTCTATCAATCAAAATCATAATAACTTTTCACGTACCCAATCTCTATCCTTCTTAAAAATTTTGGACAACTTAGGGTCTTTATTTTTAAAAAGTATCATGAGAACGTTCAAACGTCTAAAGAGACCTAGAGGTGGTTCACCCGCCCTGACGACTCGCATGAGAGCGCGGTGCCTCGCGAGTTCAGACTTTTCCTTGACATCCTCATAGCCATGGGCACTGAGGATACCAGAGTTGCTGAGGGGGATTCGGACTTTCATCTATTGTATCCCGACTTTATTTTTTACCCTCGCAGATGAGACATACTCTCTGTCTACTGAAGCAGTTGGTACATAAAAAGTGTTCGCATTTCCGAAACTTGACACATTCCTGGTGCGTGTGACAATTTGGACACTCCGAGTTTTTAAATTGGAGGGTTTCATTCTTAAATCTCCAAAAGCATGAGGTACACACCTTTAGACCAGGTCTCATTGTTTTACCACAGACAGGGAAATTTGGGCATGTCATATATTTACACCGTCGGAATAAATTCCCATTTTAAATCGTGACAAATTTTCTTCCATATGACGTCTTGTTGGTATAACTTTTCCTTAGACTTGAGAAGTGGAAAGTATTGGAGATATTCATCTTCACCCAAAAGTTCACAGAATTTGTAGAGGACATAAGAGTAGCTGAGGAAGTTCTTTCTCTCTGTTGGGCAATTTTCATCAAAGGGTTTTTGGATATCTTTGAACATGATTCGTAGATACTCTTCCAACTCTTGTGGCATGTTGGGTGGTTTGATACCACTGAGAATGTTTGTGATGTACGGTACATGTTCATAGTATTTGTTGAGTCTTAACTTTTTGAGAAGACCCCTCACCTTGGCATGAGTGATGTCTTCGAGGTTTTTGATTTTTATCTTCTTGAGTTCCGCCCTGAGTTGCTCGATGACTTCAGGGGGTATTGTCGTCATCTCTTGTGCTTGAAATTGTGAGAGCCATTCATTGAAATGATTCTCCCTCTTGTACGAGTAGTTGATTACCTTTTCAGAAGTTTCCTGTTCCTCCTTGTATGTCAACTCTTCACTTATGAGTGCAGCAACGACCACACCACACCCGTCACACACCAGGTCACTGGTATCGTGGATGTGAATGATATTACTATCTGGACATGTCTGACAGGTTTCCATCGTTCTCTCACGTGGTCTCGAGATGTTTTGCTTTTCGACATCGATGAGATAATCTGTGAATATATCCTTTCGTTTGAGTCCGACAGTCTCCCTGACATTAAAGACGTTGTCTGTATTTGTTTCTTCACCTACATCATCTGTATATTGGGTCATGTAAGGCATACACTTGATTATGTAATCAGACATTTCAGACTCGTATTTCTTTTTCTTTTCGGGTTCTTTATCTATCAACTCTCTCCACTCAGCAATTTTATTATTATATCTACTTAAAAAATTTCCTTCCATGTCTTATAGAGAAATGCTTACCAAACTTTTAAGTACTATTTTCTTTTTTTACAAGTACATCACCACACCTAGAGACTACTCAGTCGTATCCGAGGAATTGGAATACACCATAGACCATGACATGAGCTACATGGTTGAAGACGACT